CACGCCTGGTGATTCCAGCGAGCCAGGGCATGTGTCCAGCGCTTGAAGAGACCAGGACCGGATTCCGTCGAGCTTAGATGTCACGCTGATGCGTGGCCAGGCTTGCAAAATGTAATTGTTCATGATGCCGGTCCTTATTTTGTGAGCACGTCGAAGTAGGCCAGCGCGCCGACAAGCAACGCGGCCGCAATGGCCAGCACGGCCAGGATGTCTAAAATTTTGTCTCGCATGGTTTTGGTCCTTTAATTAATAGCGCGGCCGGTGGCCGCGCGGGTTGCGTTAGTCAATGGCCATCAGGCAATGGTTTTCGGTGTAGAACTTATGGGACAAGCCCTTGTCCTTGATGATGGCCAGAATTGTTTTTGTATCGCTGGCCGTGCCCGCGCGTTGCAGCGTGGCCAGGGTCCGGCATGCGACGTCGATCGCGGTTTGATCGCCAGTGGCCAGCCAGGCCAGCGCTTTGTTCAGTTCGCGGGTATTTGCTTTGTTCATCTCATTCGCTCCAGTTTGTTTACGGTTTGCCCTTCCCGTGAGGGAGACCCGATCGTAAAGGATTTCTTTGCAATGTAAAGGCTTTGCTGTCACGTTGGTGACTTCTGGGTCATCGATTGTCATGAATTGTCATTTGGTGAAGGGCAGTTTGACCCATGAAATAGTGAGCGCCCATGCGGGTTTGCGGCCGTTATGGGTCAAATTGTCATTGTTTATCTTTAGTCTATGAGAATAAATATATATGTATAGGCTGAGACGCTCGCGCGTGGATCCACGCCTGCACAGCGTAGGATCCAGCGATAAAATTAGGGTGACAATTTGACCTATTTGACCCATAAAATACGGCCATGGCCAGACCCTGCAAAATCGATACGGTGAATTTTCGGCGCGTGTTGCGCGAGCCAGAGCGCGTTATTTTGCTGGCCGCTGGTGCTGGTGACATCAGCCAGGGTTTTTATTTGATGCTCGCGATTTATGCTCACTTGCATGCGCAGGGTTTTCGGCCTGGCGACAGCGTCGCCGATATCGGTTTAGTTCATAACAGTTATGCCGAAAATGCATAACAGTTAGGCTGGCCATGATGGCCGCCAGGCGCTGGCCATGATGGCCGCCAGGCGCTGGCCATGATAGCCGCCAGGCGCTGGCCATGATGGCCATAGGTCCCCCAAATAAGGGCCCACGTGCTCCCACGCTATCCGCTTCACGCTATTGGCTCGAGCCGCCCGGCTCGCTGGCCGCCTGGCCGCGAGCCGCCTAGCCGCCTAGCCGCCTAGCCGCCTAGCCGCCTAGCCGCCTAGCCGCCTAGCCGCCTAGCCGCCTAGCCGCTTGCAGTTTGCTTGAAGCCTCAAAGGTTGAAGCCTGAAGCATGGGGGGGGGAGGGGTCTGGCTGTTAGACAAAAAGTTACGGGTGCATCCGCCATACCGAAAAAGTGAAAATGGAAAAAGCGGCCTTGCGGCTAGGGGCAAAATGACTATTTGACCTACAATCCGGCGACCAACTTCCAAAAGGACAAAAGATGGAATCCCATTCCGTAGCGACAGGAAAGAAACGCGGTAGACCGATCAAGATGACGATCCAGAGGTACGCAGAGAATCCACCTGCGATCCTGCCGAAGACGGATCACCAACGCATCAAGGAGCTAAAAGAGCTGATGATCCGCTCTGGCGGCAAGGATGTCGCTGAGAAGGTGATCCAGATTGCGCTCAATGATGAGCACCCTGGTCAGATGGCGGCGCTGAAGATGTGCATGGACAGGACGCTGCCAATAGGTATGTTCGAGAAGGACAAGAACCAGCGCAGCGCCATCACGATCTCGATTACTGGGATTGGTGAAGCGCCAATAACCGTTGGCGAAAATAACGCCGAAGATGTAGAATATAGGCAAGCCGACTCGTAAGAGCTTTTAGCGCGTTTTGGGGTGCGCGTGGCTGAACACCCCGATCCTTCTAAAAGAGGCCCCCATGACAAAAGCAGCAGAACGCGCTCAAGCGAAAGCGCTTGGCGAGCGTTTTTACACCACAAGCAAGCCTTGCAAACGCGGGCATATATCTAAACGATACACAGCCAAAGGCACTTGCTGCGAGTGTATGGCCGTTGATTTTGAATTGAAAAAAGAAACGCGTCTTAACCAGATGCGATCAAATTACGAGTCCAAAAAATCACACTATTCGGACAGGATGGCGCTTTGGCGATCCGATAATAAGCACAAGCAGGCGGTGTACTCCGCTAAAAAAAGGTCCGAGTTGTTGCTGCGGACACCAAAATGGCTAGACGCTGGCGCATTTGAGCAGATTGAAGAATACTATTTCACCGCACATATGCTTGGTATGCACACGGGCGAGCACTATCATGTTGACCACATAGTGCCTTTGCGCGGCAAGTTAGTAAGTGGGCTGCATGTTCCGTGGAACTTACAAGTCTTGACCAAAGTTGACAACCAGCGAAAGAAAAACAAATTCCATGTCTGACCTTAATTTTCAACTGTTACCGTGGCAACAAGAAGTTTATCTAGACCCTCATCGATTTAAAGTCATCGCCGCTGGACGGCGGTGTGGAAAAAGTAGGCTGGCGGCAACAACTCTTATTGTTGAAAGCCTGAAGTGCCCGCCTGGCTCTGCGGTGCTTTATGTGTCTCCAACGATGGGTCAGTCGAGGCAGATTGTTTGGGACTTGCTGCTGGACCTCGGACGGGAGGTGATCCAGTCGAGCCATGTGAACAACCTGGACATCACGATGGTCAACGGTGCGCGTATCTACGTCAGGGGCGCGGACAGGCCGGACACGCTGCGAGGCGTCTCCTTAACCTACGCAGTGCTGGACGAGGTGGCCGACATCAAGCCAGAGGCTTGGGAGCAGGTCATTCGGGCCAGTTTGTCGGACAGGAAGGGCCGAGGGATGTTCATCGGCACGCCCAAGGGGCGCAACTGGTTCCATGATTTGTGGAAGCTGGGGCAGGACGAACAAGACAGCGACTGGAAGAGCTGGCACTTCACCACGCAGGACAACCCGCTGATCGACCCGTCGGAGATCGAGTCGGCGAAGAAGACCCTCAGCACCTTTGCGTTCAAACAGGAATACCTTGCATCTTTTTCAAATGCGGGCGCGGATGTGTTCAAAGAGGAATGGATCAAGTACGGCGAGGAGCCGGACTACGGGAGCTACTTCGTGGCGGTGGACTTGGCCGGGTTTGAGGAAGTGGCCAAGCAGGCGGCCAATAGTAAGAAGCGGCTGGACGAGTCGGCCATTGCGGTGGTCAAGGTGACGGACGACGGCAAGTGGTTTGTGAAAGAGATCGAGCACGGACGCTGGGACATCCGCGAGACGGCGGCCAAGATACTGATGAAGATGCGCGACTACAGGCCACTGTCCATCGGCATCGAACGAGGGGCGCTCAAGAACGCGGTTCTGCCATATTTGTCAGACCTCATGCGAAAGAACAACGTCTACAGCCACATCGTGGACCTGACGCACGGCAACCGGAAGAAGACCGACCGGGTAATTTGGTCTTTGCAGGGGCGGTTTGAACACGGTAGAATCGTCCTGAACAGCGAAGAAAACTGGGACACGTTTGTGGACCAGCTTTTGATGTTTCCGTCGCAAGGCGTCCACGACGATTTGCCGGATGCGCTGTCCTACATCGACCAGTTGGCCGTCACCAGCTACTTTGAAGATGCTGACGACGAGGACTGGCAGCCGATGGATGTAATATCGGGGGTATAGCCACCGACATAGGGGTCAAAATGGATCAGAACGAATTCGATGAGCCGACAGAGAACGACAAAGAGCTGACGGCCTTTGTCGTTGACCATTGCGACCGCTGGCGCGACTACCGCAACACCAACTTTCTGGATGATTACCTCGAATACGAGCGCATTTTCCGTGGTGAGTGGGCGGCAGAGGACAAAACTCGCGACTCTGAGCGTTCAAGAATCGTGACTCCGGCCACCCAGCAGGCTGTCGAGACCCGGCACGCGGAGATCATGGAAGCCATCTTCGGGCAAGGCGACTTTTTCGACATCGAAGACGACCTGAAAGACGTAAACGGCAACCCGTTGGACGTTGAGATGCTCAAAGCGCAGCTCACGGAGGACTTCAAGCTCGACAAGATCCGCAAAGCCATTGACCAGATCGAATTGATGGCCGAAATCTACGGCACTGGCATTGGCGAGATCGTTGTGAAGACGGAAAAGGTGTTCGAGCCTGCAACTCAGCCGATTCCTGGCCAGATGGGCCAAGCGGCCATTGGTGTGGTCGAGAAAAGCCGGATTGCGGTCAAGATCATGCCCGTCAACCCGAAAAACTTCCTGTTTGACCCCAACGGCACGTCTGTGGACGACTGCATGGGCGTTGCAATTGAGAAGTATGTGGGCATCCACAAGATCGTCGAAGGCATCGAGAAGGGTATTTACCGCAAGGTGAACATCACCCCGACGTATGAGGACACCGATCTGGAGCCGACGCAGGAGTTGAGCCAGTACCGCGACGAAAAGGTGCGCCTGCTGACGTACTACGGCTTGGTGCCCCGCGAATACCTGACCGACAAGGACGAAGAAGTCGAGGAGCTGTTCCCCGAAGACAGCGCAGCCGAGGACTATTCGGACATGGTGGAGGCGATTGTCGTGATCGCCAACGACGGTTTGCTGCTCAAAGCAGAAGAAAACCCCTACATGATGAAGGACCGTCCGGTCATCAGCTACCAAGATGACACGGTGCCCAACCGCCTGCTTGGCCGTGGCACGGTCGAGAAGTCCTACAACATGCAAAAGGCGATTGACGCCCAGGTGCGCAGCCACTTGGACTCGCTGGCGCTGACGACCAGCCCCATGATGGGCATGGACGCCACCCGCCTGCCGCGCGGCGCACGGTTCGAGGTCAAGCCGGGCAAAGCGTTCATGGTCAACGGCAACCCGGCTGAGATTCTCTACCCGTTCAAGTTCGGTGAGACGAGCCTGAACAACCTGAACACGGCCAAAGAGTTCGAGCGCATGTTGTTGCAGGCCACGGGCACGTTGGACAGCCAGGGTATGGTGAGCCAAGGCAACCGTGACGGCGCGGGGATGAGCATGGCAGTGGCCACGATCATCAAGAAGTACAAGCGCACGCTGGTGAACTTCCAAGAAGACTTCCTGATCCCGTTCATCCAAAAAGCGGCGTTTCGGTACATGCAGTTCGACCCTGAGCGTTACCCGAGCGTGGACATGAAGTTTATCCCCACGGCAACGCTGGGCATCATCGCCCGCGAGTACGAGCAGCAGCAATTCATTGGTCTCTTGCAGACACTGGGCCCAAACACCCCAGTGCTGCCGCTGATCTTGAAGGGCATCTTGAACAACTCCAGTCTGACCAACCGCTACGAGCTGATGGCAGCGCTCGACCAGATGAGCCAGCCAGACCCACAGGCACAAGCAATGCAAGAAGCCCAACAGCAGTTGGCGATGCAAGCAGCGCAGGCACAGATTGCGGTCAACACGACGCAGGCCGAGCAGAACCGGGCAGAGGCGACCAAGCTGATGACCGAGGCGCAGCTCATGCCGCAGGAAGTGCAGGCCAAGGTGATCGCATCGACCACCAAGAACTTGCCAGCGGGCAACGAGTCCAACGAGTTCGACAAGCGGGTTAAGATCGCTGAGTTGATGCTCAAGGAAGCGGACATCAAGAACAAGAGCAAGATTGTTGAGTTGCAAATGAACAATGCAAAGAACAATGTTGTGGACGCGGAAAATGACTTCCTCGAAACTTTGAACATGGAGCTTACAAATGGCAATCGATAAAATTTTCAATAACTCAAACATTGACGATTTGGCGGACAATGTGTTGAGTGAAGTTGATGACTTCATGTTAAGCGTAGAGAAGATGCAAAAGCGCAAAGTTGCGGGCAACGTGCAGTTGGTCATCCAGGCGCTCAAGAAAATCGACAACGACATCCGCGAGAAGTACGACGGTGTGACCACGGTGATCGAAAAGCGTGTGTCTACCATCAAAGATGGCCGCAACGGCATCGACGGCAAGGACGGGCGCGACGGCAAGGACGGTCGTAATGGTAAAGACGGTACGCCAGGCCCGCGCGGCATGGACGGCGCACGCGGCATGGACGGCAGTGACGGTGAGGACGGCGTATCGGTCACCAATGCGTTTATTGACTTTGATGGCTCGCTGGTCATCAACCTGTCTGATGGTCGATCACTGAACGTGGGCGAGGTGGTAGCGCCTGATCTGGCTGAGAAGATCAAGGTCATCACCAACGGCGGCGGCACCAGCCAAGGCGTGCTGGACACACTGACCAGCCTGCAAAACCAGATCAATCTGATCTCATCGGCTTTGGTCTACAAAGGCACTTGGAACGCAAGCACCAACACGCCCGCGCTGGCATCTGGTGTTGGTACAGCGAACAGCTTTTACATCGTGTCGGTCGCAGGCACCACGACCTTGGACGGCATCAGCAACTGGGGGGTGGGTGACTGGGCTACGTTTAACGGCACGGCCTGGCAGCGGGTTGAGGGAGGCGCAGCGGGTAACTTCACTGACCTGACTGCTTCTGGTTCTGTAACCCTCTCAGGCGGCACAGCCAACGGTGTGGCCTACCTCAATGGCTCCAAAGTCCTGACCACTGGGTCTGCGCTGACGTTTGATGGGACGAATCTCGGTATTGGGACGAGTTCGCCGGGGGCGTTGCTGCAAGTTGCAGGAGGTGCAAACCCTTATCTTGTGCAGAACTCAGGTCGTGCTGTTTACGGCATTGACATCCAAGCCACAGCGGGGGCTTCAGGCGCATTTGGCGGGGCGCTTTCTTTTGGTGCTGGTTCAGTAGGTAGAGCCGCAATTGCAGCGGTTCAAGGCACTACTGATGCAGATGCCGTAGGAATTACCTTCTTTACACATAATAGTGGCACAGGCGCTGCTGATGCAGTTGAAGCCATGCGCATCGCCAGCGCAGGCAACGTAGGTATTGGCAACACTAGCCCTTTTGCATCATACCTTGATGTAGGTGATGCCGCTTCTACTTCTACAATGGACGCTAATGGCTCAGGCCAGTTTCGCATTCGCGGTGGCACTCAGGCGCTTGCTTTTGCGATTGAAAGCGTAAATCTTGCAACGATTTACACAAACAGCAACTCAGGCGCATTAGCGTTTGGCACAAACGAAACAGAACGCCTCCGTATCACCGTCGCAGGTAACTTGTTGGCGGGTACAACGAGTGCGAGAACAGCGGGCGGGATAACACCAGCACTGCAAGTCGAAAGCACCACAGTAAACGGCGGCTCTCAGTACCTGACCGTCAACAACGCAACAGCGGCAAACTCGCCAATTCTTCAGCTTAACCGCTCTCGCGGCACTGCGGTTGGAGATGTAACGGCTGTGGCTTCTGGCGATACTTTGGGACGAGTGTTTTTTGCTGGGGCAGATGGCACGGGGCTTATCAGCGCAGCCAGCATATCGGCAGCAGTTGACGGCACTCCGGGCACAAACGATATGCCCGGACGCTTAGTTTTCAGCACTACCGCTGATGGCGCAAGCTCCCCCACCGAACGCCTCCGCATCGACAGCGCAGGTAACGTAGGTATTGGGACGAGTTCGCCTTCAGCATCAGCCATCCTAGACGCTCAAAGCACCACCAAGGGCGTGAGGATGCCCAACATGACCACGACACAGAAGAACGCTATTGCTTCTCCTGCTGCGGGTCTGATGGTGTATGACACCACCTTGGCAAAACTTTGTGTTTACACAACAGCATGGGAAACCATCACTTCACTTTAACCCCCAAAAGGACTCATCATGACCATCTACAACTGGACGATCTCAACCACAAACTACGAAGTCTCCAACGGCTTCATAACCTGCGCCCACTGGACTGCTTCTGCGGAAGATCAGGGCTTCACAGCCTCCATCTACTCCACTTGCAGCTTTGCCGCTGCTGAACCAAGCATCCCCTACGCCGATGTAACCATGCAAGAAGTGCTGGACTGGTGCTGGGCAAACGGCGTGGACAAAGACGCTACCGAAGCTGCTCTGGCTCAGAACATTGAGTTGCAGAAGAACCCTGTGACTGCTACTGGTACTCCTTGGAGCGCAGCATGAACTTAAACCTTGAACCAAACGAAGTGCAATTCATCTTGCAGGTCTTGGGTGAGATGCCAGCGAAATCTGGCGTGTGGCCTTTGATCGTTAAGATTCAAGAGCAGGCAAAAGCAGCAGAAGCCCCACAGCCGGAGTAAGCATGATCCCCGACATCTCCCACCGTGAAATCTACGACCGCTTGCTTGCTGTCGAAACCAAAGTAGACCGCATCGAGCAAAATACGGAAGGCGTGGTCAAGGCGTTTGAGGCTGCTCAAGGCGCGTTCACGGTGCTGGAGTGGTTCGGTAAACTTGCCAAGCCTATCCTGTGGATTGGTGGTCTTGTAGCCGCTGCTGGCATCGTCTGGCAAAACGTGAAACTCAAATGAAAGACTGGGCCGTTAGCTTCATCGCGGCGGCCCTTCTTTGTGGGCTGGTGGTCTGGTGCGCCAAAGTGTTTGTTGAGGTGCTGCTGTGATTGTTGAGTTGATGGCCGCGAACGCGGCGTTTTCCGTGATCAAGCAAGCCCTAGCCAACGGCAAGGAGTTGTCTGCGCTCGGCTCACGGGTGTTCGACTACTTCGACAACAAGGCGATCATCCAAGAAAGAGCCACCAAGAAGGGCGGCGGCTCCGACATGGAAGAATTCATGGCGCTTGAGCAACTGAACGCGCAAGAAGTTGAGTTGCGTGAACGGATGGTCTACGCTGGCAGGCCCGGCATGTGGGAGGATTGGCAGAAGTTCCAAGCCGCTGCTGCCCGTAGGCGCAGGGAAGCCAAGGAAGAAGCCGCCAGAGAAGCAAAGAGGCGGCAGCAACAGCTTGAGGACATGGTTGAATACATAGCCATCGGTGTGGGGGTTGTTATCCTGGCTGCCCTGCTGGTGGGCGGCTTCGTTCTTTACATGAAGCACCTGAGATGAGCGAAAAGCCTGAGTCCATTATTGACAAGGTGCTGACCTATGTGGACTCGCCGTTCAAGCTGTTTGCCATCCTCATCATGGGCGTGGTGGCCTTTGCCGGGTACTTCCTTTGGCAGAACCAGACCTTCATGTTTGACGCTTACAAGGAATCGAAGAAGCTGCCAGAGATCAATGATGCAAGGGCCGATGATGCCAGTTCAATGCTGCTGAAAAAGACGAGCGCAACCGTGGTGGCGGTGTTCAAGGTCAACCCGCTGTTCAACAGCCGGGTGCTATACAAAGCCTACACCAAGGACGGGCGCGACAAGACAATTGAAGACATTGATGTGGGCCTGTTCAGCCAAAACTCTGCCAACAACGCAGATGTGGTCAAGCTGATGACCAACGAAATCCCTTGTGGCGACTACCGCTACGCTCAGTCTGAAGTGGGCCTGTGGTACTTAGATAAGGGTGTGACGTTCACCTGCCGGGTCAGCGTACCGCCGGACTCGCATCGGTTTGTTGGACAGGTCACGGTCGGGTGGGCAGAGCCGCCGACAGACATTCAACAGGTAAAATTCATGCTGGAGATCGCCAGCGCCATGCTAACCAAAAGGGGTAATTGATGCTTTCACTATTCTCAACTCTTGGGGGTCTGCTGATCTCCGGCCTGCCAAAGCTGCTGGAGTACTTCCAGAACAAGGCTGATCAAAAGCATGAATTGGCCCTAGCGCAGATGCAGACCGAGCGCGAGCTGCAAATGGCTGCCGCTGGTTTTGCTGCGCAGGCCAAGATCGAGGAAATCCGCACTGAGCAGGTCGCCATGCAGACCCAAGCACAGATGGCTGAGGCCGAGGCTGGCATGGTGCAAGGCGCTCAAGAGCACGACAAGGCAGTGCTGGCCAAGGCATCCACATGGGTGGCTAACTACGTGGGAACCGTGCGCCCGACAGTGACCTACATCTTTGTCGCTGAGTTGGTCGCCATCAACACCTTCCTGTGCTTTTACCTATGGCAGCACCCCGGCTTGATTACCAGCATAGACGATGTGCTGCGCTATGCCGACATTATCTTCAGCGCCGATGAGATGGCAATGCTTGGCGGCATCATCGGCTTTTGGTTTGGCTCTCGCGGCTGGAGCAAGAAGTGAAAACTTCGGACAAAGGCATCCACTTGATGCACGAATTTGAGGGCTACCGAAACAAGCCCTACAAATGCAGTGCAAAAATCTGGACTGTTGGGTGGGGCCACGCCATGTATGGCGATCAGTTGCGCCTGCCTAACGTGCGTACTGGGACTTACACCGGGATGATCCGTGATGACTACCAACTCAAACCCGAAGACAGCCGGGTCTGGTCGAAAGAGGAACTGGTTGAAATTTTCAAAGATGACCTCGTTTCTTTTGAACGCAGTGTTCTTCGACTTGCTCCCAATCTGGCTGGCCATCAGTGCAAGTTTGACGCTTGTGTCGCTCTGGCCTTCAATGTAGGCTCGGGCAACTTCCAGCGCAGCACCATCCGCCAAAAGATTCTGCGGGAAGACTGGGACGGCGCTGCCGAGGCGTTCTTGGCTTGGTCCAAGGCTGGCGGGAAAGTCCTGCCGGGTCTGGTGCGCCGCCGCAAGGCAGAGATTGCTTTATTCCTATCGTGAGAAACACATGACACCAGAACTACAAAAGTACTACGAAGCCAGATTTGACCTGTTCTCCCAGGATGGCTGGCTTGACTTGATGGAAGACGTAGAGACAATGTTAGACGCGATGAACAACGTCTCTACCATTGCGGATGAAAAAAGTCTACAATTTCGCAAAGGCGAGATTTCTATCCTGACTTGGCTGAAAACCCTGAAAGGGGTCAGCGAACGAGCATACGAGGATTTGAATGAAAAGAATGTTTGAATTTGTCTGCGATTGCGGGCAGCGCACTGAGGCACTGGTGGATTATGAGACCGCCAGCGTGCAGTGTGGGTGTGGGGGGCTTGCCCACCGCATCATAAGCGCACCGAAGTTTAACCTTGAAGGTTGGTCTGGTCACTTTCCCTCCGCTTACGGACGGTTTGAGAACAGACACACTGAGAAGTTGAGCGCCGAGCGCAAAGCCAACTCATAAGCGCCCAGCGCCGAGTTGATTATCCTACAACCATTTTGGCAGGAACATAAATATGTTGATTGACAATGAATCTGAGCCGCTAGGCGAACTCGAAATTGAAGAAGCTAAATCCGATCTTCCTGAGAAATACAGGGCCAAAAGTTTGGAAGAAGTTGTGCGGATGCACCAAGAGGCTGAAAAGCTGATTGGCAAGCAGGCCCAAGAGGTCGGTGAAGTCCGTAAATTGGCAGACGAGTTGCTCAAGCAAAACCTCGGGTCTAAACAACAGCGTATTCAGGAGGAAGAACCTGAAGTTGACTTTTTTGAGAACCCTCAAAAAGCAGTTCAATCGACCATTGATAGACATCCCGATGTTGTCGCGGCCCGCCAAGCTGGCCAAGATTTCAAACGGATGCAGATTCAGCAAAAGCTGGTGCAGGATCACCCCGACTACTCCCAAGTGGTCAATGATTCTGAGTTCCAAAACTGGGTGAAGTCTTCACCCGTGCGACTGGGACTCTACGCAAAAGCCGATGGTGAGTTTGACTATGATTCGGCGAATGAGTTGTTGTCCACCTTCAAGCAACTTCGCGGCGTCAAGGCCAAGGAATCCGATCAGGCGAGCACCGCTGCACGGACCAAGAGCATGAAAGCCGCGCAAGTCGATGTGGGTGGCTCTGGCGAGAGTTCAAAACGAGTCTATCGAAGGGCCGACCTCATTCGTCTCAAGATGACAGACCCGGCAAGGTACGAAACACTGAGTGATGAAATCATGCAGGCGTACTCTGAAGGGCGTGTACGGTAATTTAACTTTGGAGCTTTTAACATGGCAAACACCGCTTTTTCCCCCACCAATTCGGTAACCGTTACCTCCGCAGCGAACTTCATCCCAGAAATCTGGTCTGATGAAATCGTTGCTTCTTACAAGAAAAACCTCGTCTTGGCCAACCTGGTCAAGAAGATGTCTTTCAAAGGCAAGAAGGGTGATACCGTCAACATCCCTAGCCCAGCCCGTGGCAACGCCTCGGCCAAAGCCGCTACTGATGCCGTGACTCTGATTCCAGAGAGCGACACCCAGATTCAGGTGCTCATCAACAAGCACTTTGAATACAGCCGCTTGATCGAAGACATCGTTGAAGTGCAATCCCTGACATCGCTGCGTTCCTTCTACACAGAAGACGCTGGCTATGCCTTGGCCCGCCGCCTCGACACTGACTTGGTTCAGTTGGGCCGCGCCTTCAACGGCGCTACCATCGGCACTGACGACTACGCAACCAGCGCCAGCTCCACAAAGGCTTACGTTGGTTCGGACGGCACCACTGCCTACAACAGCTCCAGCTCCAATGCTGCTGCTTTGACTGATGCTGCTATCCGCCGCACCATCCAGCGCCTGGACGACAACGACGTTCCTATGGACGGTCGTTTCTTCCTGATCCCTCCTTCGAGCCGCAACACCCTGATGGGTCTGGCCCGTTACACCGAGCAAGCGTTCATCGGCAACGGCGACGCTATCCGCAACGGTGAAATCGGTCAGTTGTACGGTATGGCTGTGTTCGCTTCTTCCAACGCCGACACTGGCGCTGGTAACAGCACCACTGACCGTATCTGCCTGATGGGTCACAAGGACTCGATGGTGTTGGTTGAGCAGATCGGCATCCGTTCGCAGACTCAGTACAAGCAGGAATACCTCGGTACCCTGTTCACTGCTGACACTCTGTACGGCGTGAAGGCTCTGCGCACTGCCGCGTCTTCATCGGCTGCTAACGCATCCGGCGCTTACGCTTTGGCTGTACCAGCCTAATGAATAGCCCCCGGCCACAAGCTGGGGGCATCTTTTTCTAGGAGATTCAAATGGCTGCTGCAACCGCAATTACTTCCCGTCGGGGAAATGACCAATTCCGAGGTCTGTTTACAGACACTTGGGATATTACCGCCACGCTGGACTCTGCGTCTGTTGGCATTGCCGGAACTGCTACGGACACCGTTGCGGTGCCTGGCGTCGCGCTTGGCGACATGGTTCTAGGTATGTCGATTGGTGTTTCTGAAGCAGGTTTAGTTCGTAGGGCTTACGTTTCCGCTGCTAACGTGGTGACAATCGCGACCTACAACCCCACTGGGGCTGCTGTTGACTTGGCGTCCACTAGGCTGCAACTTGTTGTTGCTCGGGCGGTGGTCTAAACGACAGGGGGCCATGTGCCCCCTTTCTACAGAAAGAAAATCATGGCTACATATCGTTGTTTGGCAAGTGGTAATACGGTGACGTTCACTTTGCAACACGACATTGACTCGATGCGCGGCCACGGCGGCTACGTTTTGGTCGATGAGCAAGGTGAACTGGTGAAGGTCCAAGAGGCCAGCAAAGAACTACCGATGACGCCCGCTGTGCCCGTCAAGCGCATGGGCCGCCCTCGCAAAGCAGTAACTATTTAAGGAGGACATCATGCCAATGGTCGGAACAAAGAAGTTTGCCTACACACCCAAGGGCAAAAAAGAAGCCAAAGACATGTCGATGAAGTTGGGCAAGCCTGTCAAGTCCATGACTGTTCGCGGCTCACGCACGGCAACCAACAAAGCCAAAAAAGGCTACTGATGAAGCCCGGCCTCTACGCCAACATCGCAGCCAAGAAAGACCGCATCAAAGCGGGTTCTGGCGAGAAGATGCGAAAGCCCGGCGCCAAGGGCGCTCCAACAGCAGCCGCCTTCAAGGCTGCTGCCAAGACGGCGAAAAAGAAATGAAAACCCCCGCCTGGCAGCGCAAAGAAGGACAGTCCAAGACCGGAGGCTTGAACGCCAAGGGTCGGGCGTCTTATAATGCGGCAACCGGGGGCGATCTCAAAGCCCCCGTGAAGTCGGGCGACAACCCAAGACGGGCCTCCTTCTTAGCACGCATGGGCAATACGCCTGGGCCTGAGATGAAAGACGGTAAGCCCACCCGGCTGCTCTTGTCTCTGAAGGCTTGGGGCGCATCGTCCAAAGAGGATGCTAAGTCCAAAGCCAAGGCGATCTCCGCAAGGAACAAGAAATGAGACCCATATCTGTCGGCATCAACCCCACCGCTGGGACGACCACCACGGTCTACACCGTGCCGACGGGTTACTACGCGCTGTTCAATCTGCTGTACGTCCACAACACGGGCAGCAGCACCAAGCACATCACTGTGCAGTGGTATGACGCCAGCGCGGCTGCCACAATCGACATCTTGACGGCAGTGACTTACACCAGCAAGGTGTACACACAGTTTGACAACGCCTATGTGGTTTTTGAAGAAGGCGACCAGTTGCGCGTCACACCAGAATCAGGCAGCGCGTTTTCGATCATCGCAACCTTTGAACAAATCGGATTGACACGCCAATGACCTACCTTCAACTCATCAACGATGTGCTGGTCCGACTGCGCGAGACGCAGGTGTCATCCAGCAACGAAACAACCTACTCCACCCTGATCGGGCGGTTTGTCAACGACGCCAAGCGCCAGATCGAGGACTCGTTCAATTGGAACGTGCTGGGGCAGACGGTGACGATCACCACGACACCGGGCACCTACATTTATTCGCTGACTGGCTCCGGCCAGAAGTTCCAGGTGATGGACGCGCTCAACACGACCGCCAACGTGGGTATGCAGAACATCAGCTTCGTGCAGATGAACCGCTTTCAGAACTTGGTGCCCGCGATCAGTGGCATCCCCGAATACTATTCCTTCGACGGCGTGGACGGCAACGGAGACACCAAGGTCGTGCTGTACGCCCGTCCAGATAACGTCTACGTCCTCCCATTTGCCCTGACTGTGCCTCAAGCACCTTTGTCGGCTGACAACACGCTGGTGATGGTGTCTGACGCGCTGGTGGTGCAAAACGCCTATGCCCGTGCTCTGGTCGAGCGCGGCGAGGACGGCGGCTTGAACTCGTCCGAGGCGTACCAACTTTATCGCGGCATGCTGGCTGATCAGATTGCGCTGGAGGGCACCCGCTATCCAGAGAACCAAGAGTTTGTCGCCATATGAGCCAAGCCCTCCAGACCGCAAGCATCTCAGCGCCAGGCTTCTTTGGCCTGAACACGCAGGACAGCCCTCTGGACTTGGCGCAGGGTTTTGCCTTGGTCGCAACGAACTGCATCATTGACCAGTACGGTCGCATCGGCTCGCGCAAGGGCTGGGCACGGGTCAACTCGTCGTCTGGTGACCTCGGAGCCAACAACGTGGGCGTCATCCATGAACTGGTGCAGGCTGACGGCACGCTGACTGTGCTGTTCGCAGGCAACAACAAGCTGTTCAAGCTGGACGGCTCCAACGCTGTGTCTGAGTTGACCTATGGGGGCGGGGGCACTGCGCCCACCATCAGCGCCAGCAACTGGTCGGTGGCTTCGCTCAACGGCATCACCTACTTCTTCCAGACGGGCCACGACCCGCTGATCTTCGACCCTACCATCAGCACCACAACGTATCGCCGCGTCAGCGAGAAGTCAGGCTACGTTGGAACTGTGCCTTCGGGCAACATCGTGCTGTCGGCCTTTGGCCGCTTGTGGGTTGCGGACACCGCCACCGACAACGTGACGGTGTTCTTCTCTGACCTGCTGTCCGGCCATATTTGGAGCACAGGCACAGCGGGCACGCTGAACATCGACCGGGTGTGGCCAAACGGCTCAGACGAGGTGACTGGTCTCGCGGCCCATAACGGCTTTTTGATCATCTTTGGCAAGCGCCAGATTCTGGTGTACGCCAACGCCACGACACCCGCCACAATGAGCCTGAGCGACACGGTGGGGGGCATTGGCTGCATCGCCCGTGACACCATTCAGAGCACGGGCAAGGACATCTTGTTCTTGTCCAACTCGGGTATCCGGTCGTTTGCCAGGACGATTGTTGAGAAGTCAGCGCCCTTGGGTGACCTGTCCAAGAACATCCGCAGCGACTTCATGTCGATTGTGGCTGGCGAGACGCTGGCCAACATCAAGTCGGTGTACTCAGAGGCAGAGGCGTTCTATCTGGTGACGCTGCCATCAGTCAAAGAGGTGTACTGCTTTGACACCCGCGTGCAGTTGCAAGACGGCTCGTTTCGCGTCACCAACTGGAACTCGATTGAGCCAACGGCGCTGCTTTCGCGGCGCAACGGTGACGTGTTGATTGGCAAGAACGGCTACATCGGCAAGTACAGCACCTACCAAGATTACACATCGGCGTATCGGATGCAGTACTTCACCAACCACGCCGACCTGGGCAACCAGAACGTCACGTCGCTGCTCAAGCGCCTGAAGATCGTGGTGATCGGCGGCTCAAACCAGTTCGTGACGATGAAGTGGGGCTTTGACTTTGCCACGAACTACCAGTCGGCCAACGCGCTGATTCCAACGCAAGGTATTTCAGAGTACGGCGTTGGGGAGTACAACATTGCGCAGTACGCAGACGGTGTGGCCTTGCAAACCTTATCGACCAGCGCAAGCGGCAGCGGTAAAATCGTGCAAACCGGATACGAAACCAACATCAACGGCTCGCCGCTGTCGATTCAACGGATTGAAATCCAATCCAAAGACGGGAAAATGTCATGAGCAATTACACACAGAGCACCAACTTCGCCACGAAAGATGCGCTGCCGTCTGGCGACCCGCTGAAGATCGTCAAGGGCACCGAGATCAACACGGAGTTCAACAACATCTCTGTGGCCATTGCGACCAA